CAACCACATCTGCTACGAGGTGGGCGTGCGGGAACTCATGCGCGACGGCTACCTCTGCCCCCTGGTCACGAAGGCTGGCATCCACAAGGCCGAGTTTGAGCGACTGCACATCCGCGGCGGCGAGTTCGTGGCCGACGAGGTAGAGGACTTGATGGACGATGAACGGCTGGTGGCGGCGGCTTGCGGCGAGATCGTCGCCTACACGCACGACCGCCAGAGCGTGCTGGTGTTCACTTCCGGCGTGAAGCACGGCAAGCACGTGGCCCGGGTGCTTGCCGAGATGAGCGGGCAAGAGGTGGGGTTTCTCGACGGCCAGACGCCGGCTGCCGAGCGGGCGGAGTTGATCGCCCGTTTCCGCCGCGAACCGCTCCCAGGCGACCTGTTCGGCCACAGGCTGCCGCCGCTCAAGTACCTGGTGAACGTCAACGTGCTGACCACGGGATTCGACGCTCCGAACATCGACTGCGTGGCCATCCTGCGTCCCACGATGTCGCCGGGACTCTGGTATCAGTGCGTCGGGCGGGGATTCCGCCTGCACCCGGGCAAGCAGAACTGCCTCGTCTTGGACTTCGGCGGTAACGCCCTGCGCCACGGGCCGGTGGATCAACTGAAGATGCCCGAAGCGCCCGGGCGCGGCAGCGGCGAGGCGCCGGCCAAGGAATGTCCCGAATGCCATGCGGTGATCGTTGCCGGCTACGCCCGCTGCCCCGAGTGCGGCCACCAGTTCCCGCCGCCGGAAAGGCAGCGCCATGACGCCCGAGCCGCCACCACAGGCGTGCTCTCAGGCCAGGTCACCGACACCGAGTACGAGGTCCTGGACATCCGCTACAGCGTCCACACCAAGCGAGACGCCCCGCCGGATGCCCCGCGGTCCATGCGTGTGGAATACCGCATCGGCCAGTTCACCTGGGTCTCCGAGTGGGTCTGCGTCGAGCATGGCGGCTACGCCCGCTGGAAGGCCGAACAGTGGTGGCGGCGCCGTTCGCCCGACCCGGTGCCGGAGACGGCCGAGCGGGCCGTCGAGATCGCCGAGGCGGGCGGGGTGGCGTGGACCGAAAAGATCGTGGTGCGCACGGTGGCCGGCGAGAAATACGACCGCATCGTGGGCTACACGCTGGGGCCGAAGCCGGAGCCGGTGCCTATCGAGGAAACGGCGGGCGACTTGGCAGATGTTCCATTCTGAGGAGCAACGACATGAACGAGCCTGAGGTTGCAGCGCTTGGCGAGCCCGTCCTGCTGCCGCAGGAACATCTTGCCCGTTTCGCCACCGGCGCGGTGCGTGGCAGCGACGCCGACGGCGAGCGATGGGATTTGATCACGCCCATCGGGCTGCGGCGCCTGGCCGAAACCTGCGCCGAAGGGGCGGCCAAGTACGGTGAACACAATTGGCAGAAGGGCATCCCGGCGAGCGTGATGCTCAACCACGCCATCCGGCACATCTACCTGTACCTGGCCGGCGATGCGAGCGAAGACCACCTGGCCCACGCCGCCTGGAACATCCTGGGCGTGTGCCACTTCGAAGAGGCGCTGCCCGAGATGATCGACATTCCGGCGAGATCGACGAAATGACCAGCTATGTCAAATTGCACTGGCCCGCAGAGCCGGCGGTGGTCTTTCATCACGATCGCCTGCACCGCCTGTGGAGCGACAGTTCCGGCCGCTACCAAGTGCATGAGCTGCTGATCGGCGACGGCACGCGGACCGTGTATGCCTATCGCCTCGGTCGCATGCGCAATCGGCTGCTGGGGATGTGGCGTCTGCGGTCGCAACGACCGGCCGCCGTCGCGCGGGCCCTGGGACGGGCGCGGCGCATCTGTGAGACCGACGCCGCCAAGGAAGGCCGGCAGGAGCGAGGATGATCGAGGCGGCGCTGAAATACCTGCGAGCGGGGTTGTGCGTGCTGCCGGCCGTCCGGGCCGAGAAACGCCCGGCCGTGCCGCGCTGGAAAGAGTTCCAGCGCGCGCTACCCGGCGAAGAGCAACTTGCGGCCTGGTGCCGCCGCGCCGACGCCCTGTGCCTGGTCTGCGGGGCCGTCTCGGGCAACCTGGAGATGCTCGACTTCGATCTGGGCGGCGAAGCGTTCAATGCCTGGTACGCCAAGGTGCGAGAGAGCGATGCGACGCTTCCCGACCGGCTGGTCATCGAGCAATCGCCCTCGGGCGGCTGGCACGTCGTCTATCGCTGCCGGGAACCCGTATGCGGGAACCTGAAGCTCGCCCAGCGAATCGAGTGGGCCGCCGGGCCGGACGAGGTGACCATCGCGGGCAAGACCTACAAGCCCCGGCAGGACGCCCAGGGCCGCTGGCACGTCGTGCTGACGACAATCGAGACCCGTGGCGAAGGCGGGCTTTTTCTGTGCTCGCCGACGGCTGGCTATGAGCTCGTGCAAGGCGATCTGGCGGAACTACCGGTGCTCTCGGCGGCCGAGCGGGAGACGCTCTTGGAGGCGGCCTGGTCGCTGAACGAGTACTGGCTGGAGCCGGCCGGCAGCAGTGGCGGTGGACCGGACACCTATGCCCGGCCTGGCGACGATTTCAACCAGCGGGGCGATATCCGATCTGTACTGAAGCGTCACGGCTGGACGCTCGCTAAACCCGCCGGCAGCGACGGCAATGAGCACTGGCGCCGGCCGGGCAAGACCTCGGGCACGTCGGCTACACTGAAGGATGGCGTCTTCTACGTGTTCAGCACGAATGCAGCCCCCTTTGAAGCAGGCAGCGGCTACTCGCCGTTTGCCGTCTACGCCTTGCTCGAGCACGGCGGTGACTACGCGGCCGCCGCGTCCGCCCTGCGGGCCGAAGGCTTCGGCGGCGATGGGGCCCCGCCGCAAACCGTGGACCTGTCGGGCATCATCGGCTCAAGCGACGCACCGCCCCCGGCCGAGCCCACGGCACCCGACCCCGGCCCCATGCCGGAAGACCTTCTGGACGTGCCCGGCTTCATTCGGCAGGTGGCTGACTACACGCTGGCCGTCTCGCCCTATCCCCAGCCGGCCCTGGCGTTCGCCGCAGCGCTCGTGCTCCAGGCCTTCCTGGCCGGCCGCAAGGTACGCGACGCGGCCGACAATCGCACCAACCTCTACGTCCTGGCCCTGGCCAATAGCGGCGCAGGCAAAAATGAGCCCCGCAAAGTCAACCAGAGGATCTGCGTCGAGGCCGGGCTGCAGGACTGCCTGGGCGACGCCTTCGCCTCCGGGGAAGGCATCGAGGACCGCCTGTTCGTCACGCCGTCGGTCCTGTTCCAGACCGACGAGATCGACGGCCTGATGAACGCCATCAACCGGGCCTCCGACGCCCGCCACGAGGGCATCATGAACGTGCTGCTGAAGATGTACACCTCCAGCAGCACCATCTATCCCCTGCGGGTCAAGGCCGGCGGCCGCTCGCCCGGGGTGGTCGACCAGCCCTCGCTGTGCATGCTCGGCACGGCCGTGCCCAAGTACTACTACGAGGCCCTAAGCGTCCGCATGCTCAATAATGGCTTCTTCGCCCGGCTGATCGTGCTGGAGGCGGGCAAGCGCGGCCGGGGCCAGACGCCGCTGTCGCGGCCGATCCCAGAGGCCATCCTGTGCACCGCACGCTGGTGGGCCGACTTCCGGCCCGGCGAAGGCAACCTTCAGAACTGGCACCCCATCCCGGTCTGCGTGGAGGCGACGCCGGAAGCTGAAGCGGCGTTGGAGGAGTTCCGCGCGCTGGCCGACGACCGCTATGCCGAAGCCGAAGACCGGGACGACCCGGCGGGCATGGCCATCTGGGCTCGGGCTTACGAGAAGGCCCGCAAGCTCGCGCTGGTCTACGCCGCAAGCGAGAACCATCTCCAGATGCGGATCGACGAGCCGGCCGTGCAGTGGGCGTGGCGATTCGTGGACTACCAGACTCGGCGGATGCTCTTCATGGCCGGCCAGCACGTGGCCGAAGGCGAGTTCGACGCCCGCTGCAAGCGAATGCTCGAGGTGCTTGGAAACTGGCGGAAGCGTCGCGGCGACGACTGGATGCCCCACTGGTATCTGTCGCGGCGTCTGGGTTGGAGTGACCGGGACATCGAGGAGGTGCGCAACACCCTGCTGAGCCAGCGGCGCATCGCCTACGAGATCGGCTCGACGAACGAAGGAGGACGCATTGGACAGCGCTATCGGCTCTTGCATTAACCGCCAGTTACCGCCTCAAAAGTCGGTAACTGGCAATAGCTGCGCCCAATTGCCGACCAAACCGCCTAATTACCGCCTAGGCAAAGGCGGTAACTGGAAAAGACGTAAATGTATAAATAATAAATACTTACTTCTTCTTTATTCTAGTTACCGCCTATTCCGCCCGCCCACCCACGCGCGCGTGCCTGTGCGCGCGTACGCGCGTGAGGGGGCGGTCGGCGGTCGGTTAGGTACTTCCCGGCCGAACCCCTCCGAAGAGGCGTGCGGGAACGGGGCCGAACCATGGGAGAGTTTTATTGGATGGTCAAGACTTTGGACGCAGGGAGGCAAGCCATGAAGATCGAGCTTTGGGCACCGGGCCGCATCCGGCCCAGCGGAAGGGCAGGCCGGGAGAATCGGCCCGTAAAGGCCCCCAAAACGCCCGTAGCGGGGCGATTGCAAGGGTAATGGACATCCGTATATCTCCCGGCCGAAGCCCCGCCACGCGGCCACCAGGGGCCTAGAAACGGCCAAACGGTACCGGTGGGGGGGCGGCTCTCGGCCCCATGTGCAAGGCGTGTCCGCGTGGCCCCTGCGGAAACGACGCTCCCCGCCACATCCGTCCCCAATGTCGCAGTCACGGAGGAAAGCATGAAGATTGAATGGATCGACGTAGACCGGCTGATTCCCTATGAGCGGAACCCGCGACAAAACGACCAGGCCGTCGAGGCCGTGGCCCGGTCCATCCGGGAGTATGGCTTCAAGCAACCAATCGTGGTGGACGCCGATGGGGTGATCATCTGCGGCCACACGCGCTGGAAGGCGGCCCAGAAGCTGGGTCTGGAGAAAGTGCCCGTCCACGTGGCCAAGGACCTGTCGCCCGAGCAGGTCAAGGCCTACCGCATCGCCGACAACAAGACGGCCGAGCTGGCCGAGTGGAACTACGAGCTACTGCCCATCGAGCTGGGCGAGCTTCAGGGGATGAACTACGACCTGGGCCTCTTGGGCTTCTCGGAAGAGGAACTGGCCGAACTGCTAGACCCGGGCGTGAAAAAAGGCCTGTGCGACCCTGACGAGGTGCCCGAGCCGCCCGATGAGCCGATCACCCGGCCTGGCGACCTGTGGCTCTTGGGCGACCACCGGCTGCTCTGTGGCGATGCGGGGAAGGCCGAGGACGTGGACCGGCTGCTGGATGGCAACCCGGTGCACCTGGTGAACACCGACCCGCCGTACAACGTGCGGGTCGAGCCCCGATCGAACAACGCCATCGCTGCGGGCTTGAGCTCGTATCCTTCGGCCGAAGAGCTGCAGGGCGGGCGTCGTTGGCGTGGGCACCACCAGTCGATGGACGTGGCCCGGCACCCGGAGAAAGCCAAATCCACGCACCGCAAGCTGCGGGCCAAGGACCGGCCGCTGGAAAACGACTTCGTTTCGGACGAAGAGTTCAACCGGCTTCTGCACGCCTGGTTCGGCAATATCGCGCGGGCGCTGCGTCCCGGCCACGCCTTCTACATCTGGGGCGGCTATGCGAATCTGGGCAACTATCCCCCAGTGCTCAAGGAGCACAAGCTCTACTTCTCGCAAGGAATCGTGTGGGACAAAGAGCATCCCGTGTTGACCCGAAAAGACTTTCTTGGGTGCTTCGAACTTGCGTTCTACGGGTGGAAGGAGGGCGCGGGCCACCGCTTCTTCGGCCCCAACAACGTGCCCGACCTGTGGCAGGTCAAGAAGGTCAGCCCGCAGAAGATGCTCCACTTATGCCTTCACCCCGAGAGCCTGGTCCTGACGGAGGCTGGCTATCGCCCGATTCGGTCCCTTCAAACGGGCGACCGCGTTTTTTCAGGCGACGGCACCTTCCACGATGTCGTCCATGTGTCGTCGCATCCCTATACGTCCGAGTACCTGTATCGGATCACGGCCAAGGGGGGAAACATCACCACGGAGGCCTCGGACAACCACCCGTTTCTCATCTGGCGTCCCGCACGCTGCGGCCGGAGCATCGTGGGCGGCGAGGTGGGTTGGGTGCGCGCCGATGAAGTGCAGGCCGGCGATTACACGATGACCCCCGTCCTCGCCGGCGATGGTCCCGATCCCTTTCCTGAGCTGGACGAAGACTTCTGGTTCTTGTTCGGCTTGTACCTGGCCCAGGGGCATCTACAGGCGGCCGGCCACGGGGATCACCGCTACCCGGTCTTCTCGATCCACAAGAGGCGGCAGGATTTGGCTGCGCGAATCTGCAAGCAATGGCCCCGCGCCAGCGAGTACGACCCGAACGATTACGCGCAGCGGCCCTCCAGCGGGCTGGTGGTGATGGCCTTCGACGCCGATGCCGGAGAGCGGTTCGAGGCCCTGGGGGGCCGTCACGCTCATGCCAAGCGGATGGCGCCGGAAGTCTTTTCCCTGCCGCGCGCGAAGCGCAGCGCCATCCTGCACGGTTGGCTCAACGGCGACGGCTGCAAGGTCCACGATCGCCCGTATTGGCAGGGGAACACGGTGTCGGCGGATCTGGCCGCGCAGTTGGCCTTGCTGGCCGAGTCGGTGGGCTACCGAGCGAACGTCTACGCATACGATCCCCCTCCCGACCTCGGCGGAGTCGGCGACCGACGCTTTCAGAGCCGGCGGCGGGTCTACTACCTCTACTTTTACGAACAGACCCAATTGGCCAAGCGTGGTTGTCCCACCTGGGTGGAGCACGGCGGCCAGGAGTACTCGCTGCGGCGCGTTAAGAGCGTAGAACGGGTGCCCTACGGAGGGCAGGTATGGAATCTCAGTATCGAGGGGCACCCGTCGTTTCAGACGGCTGTCGGGCTATCGCACAACACCGAAAAGCCCGTGGAGCTGGCCGTGCGGGCGATCCAGTACTCGTCGCTTGCCGGCGAGAACGTGTTGGATCTGTTCGGCGGCAGCGGCTCGACGCTCATCGCGGCCGAGCAGACCGGGCGGCGTGCGTTCCTGATGGAACTGGACCCGCTGTACTGCGACACCATCGTCCAGCGCTTCGAAAACTTCACGGGCAAGAAGGCGGAGCGAAAAAGATTGGAGGCAGCGGTATGACCCATCCAGACTCTGTCGCTGCGCGTTTCTGGAGAAAAGTCGATCGTTCCGCACTGGAAGGTTGTTGGAATTGGACGGCATCCACAGGGACGGGCGGCTACGGTCAGATCAACATCAACGGAAAACCAAGACCTGCATCCCGCGTGGCGTTTGAATTGGTCTACGGCGAGATTCCCGAGGGTCTGTTTGTCTGTCACTGGTGCGACAACCGATTGTGCGTGAATCCAGACCATCTGTTCTTGGGGACTCCGGCAGACAACATACACGACATGGATGCGAAGGGGCGGCGCGTCAACACACCCCACCTTGGCTCGCGTCACGGTTGTGCCAAGCTCGACGAGCAGAAGGTGGCCGAGATCAAACGAAGGATTCAGGCGGGGGAACCGCAAAAGGCGTTGGCCGCGTTACCCCCGGGGCAATCAATCACATTGCGAAGAGACGGCAATGGAGACACGTTGCGTGAAAAGAAGCCACCTTACGTACCTCGCCAGTCCGTATTCGCATCCCGACGCGGCGGTGCGCCAAGAGCGTTTCGAGGCCGCTTGCCGTGCGGCCGCGGAACTCATCCGGCGGGGCCACGTGGTGTTCTCGCCCATCGCCCACAGCCACTGCATTGCCCAGCACGGCCTGCCCGTGGACTGGGGCTTTTGGCAGCGGCAGGACATCGAGCTTCTGGCCGCCTGCGACGAACTGTGGGTGCTCAAGCTCAACGGCTGGCAACACAGCCGCGGGGTGCAAGCGGAGATCGCCATCGCCCGGGCGCTGGGCAAAACGATCCGCTTCGTGAGCGAGGCGGAACTGGCCGAAAAGAAGGCCGCGGCAGGCTGAGCAGGTGCGTGATGCCTCTATGCGAGAATCGAGAGGTCTTGATGCTTGATCGAGCCGCCTTCGAGCCGCAGCACGCTCGTATACCCGTCGGTGATCGAGAACACCTTGCCCGGCAGTCCTGCGGGCAGGCTGGCGAAGTAGAACCCGCCGGGCGTCTCGGAGAAGCACAGCGGGTTGCCGCGGCGGACGATCAGAAGCCGCACCGGACTGCGCCACACGCCGAGCAAGGCCAAGGGACCTTCGGTCTGGGCCGCGGCCCAGGCGGCCCGCTCAAGAAGCGTCCCGGCCCGGCGCATCATGAGCAGGCCCAGCACCTCGCTATCGCAGTCGGTCTTGGGCCGCAGTCGGTAGCGCCGCACCAGGTCGGCGTAGTTTCGGACCACGCCGTTGTGGACTACAAAGCCGCGGCCGGCCGGATGGGGATGGTTGTTGCGGTTGTCCTGGGGGTCGCCGTGGGTGGCCCAGCGGCAGTGGCCGATGACGGCTACCGCGTGGCGGCAGACGTCCAGGTCGGCCAGGCAGGCCGTAGCCGCGCCCGGGCGCTTGAAGGTGTGCATCGTGCCATCGACGTCGATCCACGCCAGGCCGAAGGCATGGCGGCCGCGGGTTTCCGTCTCGGCGGCAATGTGCCGCAGGCGGGCCAGGTCCGGCCCGCGTCCATCGGTGCTCAGGAATCCGAAGATGCCGCACATGGCCGCCCCCTACGCCAGATCACCGGATTGCAGGCGGATCGCGTGGGATTCCAAGGCGTCTGCTACCGCAGCGAGCAAGGCGGCATCGCGTCGGGCGGTGGCGGCAAGCTCGCGCTGGCGGCAGACGGCGGCGTCGCCCCGCCGGGCATCGGCCATGTCCGAGAGGCGTTCAGCCAGGCGGGCGATTTCTGCGGCCCAATCGCCCGGCGTGACATCCGCGCGGATGCCCCGGGCCAGGACCGCGGCCCACTCGGTGGCGGTCAGGCGTTGGTCGGCAGCGAGTCGCTTCGTGTGCGTCATGGTTGTGATCCTTTCGTCGCTTCGGTTTGGGTTGCCTCGTCAGGCGGCCGGCACCCATCCGGCCGCGACGCGGACCTCCGTGCCCGCGTTTCGGCTTCAGGGCATCGCGTCGTACTTCTTGGCCAACCGGCGGAACTCGGCCTTGATCTGGTCCTGTGGGATGGCGTCGGAAATCCATCCGTACTGCTTGCCGCCGTGGATGCGGGCGTAGCCTTTTCCCCAGGCCAGGTAGCCCAGGAGGCGTTCCGTCTCGCTCTGGCCCGGGCCCGACTTCTTCCAGCCCCCCGTCGGGGCCTTGGGGTTCCAGGTGGGCATCCGCTTGGCCGCCAGGGCCCGCTCCACCAAGCCCAGGCAGACCTGAATCCAGCCGGCGACCTTGGTGGGGTTGAGCGAGCCGGAGAACACGCGGAACTCGACGGTGTCCTTGGTCCCGCGGGCGAGATTGGTCAGGTTCAAGGCGTGGTAGCGGTCACGGTCCAAGGCGGGCTTGGCCGACTTGTCGCTTCCGTACTTCCGCACCCCGCCGCAGTACCTGCCCCGCTCGCGGTTCTTGGTGCCGGTGATCGCGTAGAGGCCCTTTTCCAGGTAGGCGACGATGGTGACCAGCCGGGCCAGGGCCTCGCTCGGCCAATCGCGACTCCAGCCGACATGGACGTGGACGCCGCAGGAGGCGTTGACCCGGTGCCCCTTGGCCTCAAGCGTGCTGAGCACCTCGATTACCTGGCGGATGCCTTCTTCGCCTTGGAGCACGGGGCTGACGATTTCGCACTTGTGGCCGCCATTGCCGTTGTCGATGGAACCGTCCGCTTCGGCCTTCCAGCCGGCCGGCAGGTACGGCACCTGGATTCCGCGGCGGTAGGGGCCGATGCGCAGCCCGTCGTTTCGCACGGCGCTGTCGGGGGCGATCGTCTCGACCTCGATTCCGAAGGTGAGTTCGTTGGCGTTCATGGTTATCCCCTCGATGGTGTAATGTTCGTGCGTACATTACACAGGAGCCATGAACTCGCGAGAACATCAAGCGGGATTCCCGCCTGTGGGGCCGGATTTTTCGGAATACTTTCGGGCCGCTCGGTAGCACCGCCTCACGCTTGGGGCCGGCTTGGGACTAACGCTTTCGGTCGGCCGGCCGGAAGATGGGGGCTTAAGACGGGCGGGGTCGTTGCCGGGCCAGGGTGCGGGGGTCGCGCAGTGTTGGCCACGTGGGGCCCACCGTGGCCGCGTGTGGCGTTGTCTGCGGGAAGTGGCAGTTGGGGGCCCAGGCCAAAAGAAAACCCCGGGAGATTCCCCGGGGTTGGGCGACCGGCGCGTTGGGCTTCACGCCCTGACGAACTTGCCGCGCTCGACTTTGCGGAAGCGGGACTCGGCCCCCTTGGCCGCGATCTCCCGCGCGATGGCTGCGTAGAGCGTCCGATCGGGCGTCTTGCCGGCGGGCGAACGCCAGTAGCCCTTAGCCTCGGCCTCGGCGACGATTTCCTTGGCCGTCATCGGCCGGCCCGCTTCTTCCAGCACGCGGGCGGCGGCGTCCAGGCCGCTGGTGCGATTGGGCTTGGACTCGCCTTTGGTCGGGCGCTTGCGTGGCTTGGCCTCGATGGCCCGGGTGCCTGGGATGGCGCTGTCGGGGACTGCTCCTTCAGCGGCCACTTGCGCCTCGGCCTGTGCGGCCTGCCGGCCGGCGCGCCTCGGCTTGTCCGCTTCGCCCCGCAACCGCTGGGCGCTTTTGATGCGGACCTTCTTGCCCGTGGCCAGGTTCGTGGCGTCCCAGCCGCCGTGGCGGCTTTCCGCCTCGATCCGCACCTGGACCAGTCGATCCGACACCTTGGCGGCGTAGATGCCGCCGATTCGCACTTCGTTCTTTTTCATGGCACACCTCCGATTGGGATAGGAACAACGGTTCGCAACACACCGTCTGACAGGAGCCATGTTTCGGCCAGCGCATCAAGCGGATTTCCGGCCACATCGGACGGAATTCCTGGAATACTTTTTCGCGGAGCCGTAGCACGCCATGACGGACAGTAACGCCCAAGGACGGAATCCCCTTAACCCTCAGGCGTTATCCCTGGAGGACGTGGCCCGGATTCTCTCGGCGGCCGGGCCGAAGCCCGTGACAGTTGCCATGCTCCGCGATGATATCGACTACGGCGCCCCGACCAACGCGGATGGGACGATGAACCTAGTCCACTACGTGGCTTGGCTGGTAAAGGAACTTGCCCGTGGCGATTGACCCCAGGCGACTGCGTCCCAGCGAGCTCTGCCGGCTGGTCAACTCCACGCCGCTAGGCACGGTCTTGGACGAGCGGCAACTGCACCGGCACCGCACCCGGGCCGGCTTCCGCATCGGCGACGGACGGCATGTGGACCTGTTTCGTTATGCCGCTTGGCTGGTGGAGCTGCGCCACACGCCGCGCCCGCAAGCCGAGGGCGACCCGTACGAGAAGCTCAAGGAGCGTGCCGCGGCTCGGAACAAGGCCCTGTCGCTTGCCGGCCGCGACATCGGCCAATTGCCGGTGGTGGTCAACCCCGAGCGGAAGGCGCAGGCAGTCGGCGACTTCCGCTTCTTCTGCGAGCAGTACTTCCCGATGACGTTCCATCTGCGCTGGTCTCCCGACCACATGAAGGTCATGGCCAAGATCGAACAGGCCGTCTTGCGGGGCGGGCTCTTTGCGATGGCCATGCCTCGCGGGGCAGGCAAGTCGTCGCTGGCTGAGACCGCTTGCCTTTGGGCCGTGCTCTACGGCCACCGGGAGTTCGTCTGCCTGATCGGCTCGGATGAAGGCCACGCGATGGACATGCTCGAGTCGATCAAGATGGAGCTGGACGGCAATGAGCTATTGCTGGAAGACTTCCCCGAGGTGGTCTACCCGATCCATTGCCTGGAGGGCATCGCCAATCGCTGCGCCGGGCAGCTTTACCAGGGCCAGCGGACCCATATCGGTTGGACCGCCCGGGAGATCGTCCTGCCCACGATCCCGGGCTCGAAGGCTTCCGGTGCGATCATCAAGGTGGCAGGACTGACGGGCCGCATCCGGGGCATGAAGTTCAAGCGGGCCGATGGAAAGACCGTCAGGCCCAGCCTGGTGGTGCTAGACGATCCTCAGACCGACGAGAGTGCCCGCAGCCTTTCGCAGTGCGCCACCCGCGAGAGCATCTTGGCCGGGGCGGTACTGGGCCTGGCCGGCCCGGGCAAGAAGATCAGCGGCATCATGCCCTGCACGGTGATCCGCCCGGGCGACATGGCCGACAACATTCTGAATCGGGACAAGCACCCGGAATGGAACGGCGAAAGGACGAAGCTCGTCTACCGCTTCCCCACGAATGAGAGGCTCTGGCAGCGCTACGCCGAACTGCGTGCCGAGAGTTTTCGCCGGGGCGCGCACGGCGAAGAGGCGACCGAGTTCTACCGCGCCAACCGCCAGGCGATGGACGAGGGCGCCGTGGCGGCGTGGCCGGAGCGGTTCAACCACGACGAGCTATCCGCCATCCAGCATGCCATGAACCTGAAGCTCCAGGACGAGCGGGCCTTCTGGGCCGAGTACCAGAACGAGCCCTTGCCCGAGGAGTCGGCTCAAGAGGAGGACCTTTCGGCCGACCAGATCGCTGCGAAGATCAATCGTCTTCGCCGTGGCGAGGTGCCCATCGGGTGCAATCACCTCACGATGTTCATCGACGTGCAGCAGAGTGTCTTGTTCTTCGTGGTGGCCGCCTGGGAGGACGATTTCACCGGCTACGTGATCGACTACGGCACCTATCCACCGCAACATCGGCCCTATTTCACGCTCCGCGATGCCCGGCCCACGCTCGCGGCGGTAACGAAAGCCGGCGGCGTGGAAGGGGCGATCTATGCCGGGCTGGAAAAACTCACCGGCGACTACCTGGGCCGCGAGTTCCGCAGGGATGATGGGGCCCAGTTGCGGATCGAACGGTGCTTGGTGGATGCCAACTGGGGCCAATCCACCGATGTGGTCTACCAGTTCTGCCGCCAGTCGGCCCATGCCGCGGTGGTGATGCCCAGTCACGGCCGGTTCATCGGGGCATCGAGCCGGCCGCTCAATGACTACCAGCGCAAGCCGGGTGATCGCGTGGGGCTGAACTGGCGCATCCCGAACGTCCAGGGGCGCCGGGCGGTGCGGTACGTGATTTACGACACGAACTTCTGGAAGTCGTTCGTCTACGCCCGGCTGGCCGTGGCGATGGGCGACCGGGGCTGCTTGTCGCTCTTTGGCCAACGGCCGGAGGAGCACCGGTTGTTTGCTGAGCACGTGACGGCCGAGTACCGCGTGAAGACCGAAGGCCGGGGCCGGACGGTGGACGAGTGGAAGCTGCGTCCGTCCGCCGGGGATAACCACTGGCTCGACTGCCTGGTGGGCTGCGCCGTGGCCGCGTCGATCCAGGGGGTTTCACTGCCGGGCCTGTCCGCCGAACCAGGCCGGGACCGCCGGCGGGTGAGCTTTGCGGAGCTTCAGCGGAGGCGTCGAGAGCATCATGGATGATCCATCCCAAGCCCCAAGTCCCACGTCCCAGGCTAGCCCCCCGCGTGGCATTGCCTGCCCTCGATGCGGGTGCTGCCACTTGCGCACCACGCACACCGAGCCATTACGAAACGGCCGCATCCGCCGCCGCAAGGTCTGTCGGCATTGCGGCCGACGCATGGTGACCTATGAGTCGCCACCATCCCAACGGGTGGCGGATCGCTATATGTAGCACGATTTCGATCTTTTTGGCGAATTGGCGGACAGGTTGCGCCCAATTGGCATATGTAAGAGATAGGCGGACTAGCCCTGTGGCAACCCGTGGCGAGCTCGTGGCCGTCCCCCGCTGGGCAGGGCTGGATCGCTATATGTAGCACGATTTCGGAATTCTGGGCGAAAAGCTCCGACAGTTCGGCCTTCCGCCGGGTAGGTCAAATAGTAGGGGGACGTTCCGCAGTGAGGCAGGTTCGCGTTCGCCGGAGAAACCGCAGGTGACCGAGAACCTCGAAGACACCATCCGTCAGAACGCCCAGGGGCCGGCCAAGGTCGCCGGCGATGCGGGCAGTGTCGAGCAACATCCGCTTTCGGAGCAGATCGAGGCCGACCGCTATCTGGCCGGCAAGGAGGCGGCCGGCAAGACCAGGCGCGGGTTGAGGTTCAACAAGCTCGTCCCGCCGGGGGTGAACTGAGTTGTTTGCATGGATGCGGCAGTTGTGGCCAAGGAAGGCCACCCCCGCTGGTCGTCGCTCGCGTGCGTGGCGGGCCGCGCTTCCCCTGCGGGCCCGCTACGACGCGGCGATGACCACCGAGGACAACCGCCGGCACTGGGCGGCCGCCGATGGGCTTTCGGCCCGGGCGGCCAACAGCCCCGAGGTCCGGCGCATCCTGCGCAACCGCGCCCGGTACGAGGTGGCCAACAACAGCTACGCCAGGGGGATCGTGCTCACGCTGGCTAATGACCTGATCGGCAGCGGCCCGCGGCTCCAGATGCTCACCGGTAGTGCCGAGGCCAACCGCCGGATCGAGCAGGAGTTTTCCATGTGGGCCAAGGCGGTGAACCTGGCCGAGAAGCTCCGCACGATGCGTATGGCCCGGGCGCAGGATGGCGAGGCCTTTGCCATCCTCACGAGCAACCCGCGATTGCCCACGCCCGTGAAGCTCGACCTGCGCCTGGTCGAGGCCGACCAGGTGACCACGCCGGACTTGAGCGCACTTGGCGGCAATGCCGTCGATGGGATCGTGTTCGATGCCTTCGGCAACCCGATCGAGTACCACGTGCTGCGGGAGCATCCGGGCGATGCGACGTTGGCTTTGGGCATCCAGTACGACCGCGTGCCGGCCGAGTCGGTGATTCACTGGTTCCGCATGGATCGCCCGGGCCAAGTCCGCGGCATCCCGGACATCATGCCGGCCCTGCCGCTTTTCGCCCAGCTTCGGCGATTCACGCTGGCGGTGATTGCCGCGGCCGAGACGGCGGCCGACTTCGCCGGCATCCTCTACACCGACGCCCCGCCGGGCGGCGAGGCCGACGCGGCCGAACCGTTCGAGCCGATCGAACTGGAGCAGCGGGCCCTCGTGACCATGCCCGGCGGCTGGAAGATGAGCCAACTTCAGGCCGAGCAGCCGAGCACGACCTATGCCGAGTTCAAACGGGAGGTTCTCAACGAAATCGCCCGCTGCCTTTCGATGCCTTATTGCATCGCGGCGGGCAACTCGTCGGGCTACAACTACGCTTCCGGCCGGCTGGACCACCAGACGTACTACAAGAGCCTCCGCGTCGAGCAGGCCCATTTGGAGGCCGTGGTGCTCGATCGCGTGCTGGCCGCCTGGCTCGACGAGGCGGTGCTCATTCGCGAGTTATGGCCTGAGGATCTCGGGCCGTTTGTCGACTGGCCGCACCAGTGGTTCTGGGACGGGCAGGAGCATGTGGACCCGGCCAAGGAAGCCGCCGCCCAGGCCACGCGCCTGGCCAGCCACACCACGACCCTGGCCTACGAGTACGCCCGGCAGGGGCGCGACTGGGAAGAGGCCCTGCGCCAGCGGGCCAAGGAACTGGTCTTGATGCGCGAGCTGGGGCTCAATGCAGCCCAGACGGTGCCGGGGCCGGCATCGGAGGACGAGGACGACGAAGAGGAGGAAGCGACGCATGCCGCTGCCGCAGCGTAATCCAAGCGAATCGCATGATGAGTTCATCGGGCGGTGCATGGCCGATCCGGTCATGGTCGAAGAGTTTCCCGACGCAGCTCAGCGCAGGGCTGTCTGCCAGCGCCAGGCTCGGGTGCGCACGGAGGCCTACCTGAACCTGGTCTGCGATCCCGGCAGCATCACGATCGAGGCTGCTGAGGAGGGCCAGGCCGATGGCCGGCCTAAGCTGCCGCGGTTCTCGATGGTCGCCTACACCGGCGGGCCCATGCGGATCGCCGGTTGGCGCTACCCGGTGATCGTGGACTTGGCTGGGCTGGCGATCCCCTCGCAGAGCCGGCCGATCCGGTTCGGCCATGACATGCAAAGCGGCGTTGGGCACACGGATGCGATCCGCATCGAGGATGGCCGCCTGGTGGCCACGGGAGTCGTCTCCCGCGACACGGGCGCAGCCCGGGAGATCGTGGCCAGTGCCCGCAATGGGTTTCCGTGGCAGGCCTCGATCGGAGCGGCCGTCGAGGAGTTCGAGTTCGTCAAGGAGAACCAGAAAGTGCTGGTCAACGGCCGCCAGTTCGCCGGGCCGGTGAACGTGGTTCGCAAGGCCACTTTGGGCGAGATCAGTTTCGTGGACCTGGGGGCCGACGGGGCGACCAGTGCCAGCGTGGCCATGGCCGGCCTGCAAGCAAGCAAGGAGGAGAACCGAGCGATGGAAAACCTTTCCGACACCAACCAGCCTGCCGGGCAGCAGGCCGCGGTTCGAGTGCAGGCTGCGGCGGACGCGGCCGCTTCTGGGCCCGAGCCCCAGGTCCCGGACCCCCAGCCCCAAGCCTCTGACGCCCAGGCCGCCGAGGCGGCGCGGGTGTTGGCCATCCGCATGGTCTGTGGAGGGAAACACCCCGAGCTCGAGGCCCAGGCGATCCAGGAGCACTGGGACGTCAACCGCACGGCCCTGGCCGTCCTGCGGGAAGAGCGCCCCAAGGCCCCGGCCGTACATGTCCGCAGCCCAGAGGCCGTGACCGGCCGACTGCTCGAGGCTGCCTGCATGCTCACGGCCAAGGCCGTGGGCGTGGAAGAGCTGTTCGACGAGCCCACCTTGGAGGCGGCCGGCCGCCGGTTCCGCGGCGGGATCGGACTCCAGGAGCTTCTCTTGGAAGCTGCTTGGGCCAATGGCTACACGGGCCGCAGCTTCCGCGACAGCCGGGCCGTGCTGCGTTTCGCGTTTCGCCCCGAGTTGGAGGCCGGGTTCTCGACGATCGACATCGGCGGCATCCTGTCGAACGTGGCCAACAAGTTCCTCTTGGACGGCTTCTTCTCGGTCGAACGCACCTGGCGGAACATCTGCGCGGTGCGGAACGTCTCGGACTTCAAAACGGTGACGAGCTACCGCCTGATCGGCACGGACCAGTACGAGCAGGTCGCGCCGGGCGGGGAACTCAAGCACGGCACCCTGGGCAACGAGACGTACACCAACAAGGCCGACACCTATGGCCTGGTCCTGTCGATCGACCGCCGCGACATCATCAACGACGATCTGGGGGCGATCACCACCGTGCCGAGGAAGCTTGGCCGCGGCTCGGGCCTGAAGATCAACGACGTGTTCTGGAGCACGTTTCTCGATAATGCCAGCTTCTTCTCGGCAGGCAACAAGAACTACCTGGAAGGGGCCGACACGGCCCTGTCGATCGACGGACTGACCAAGGCCGAAGTGCTCTTCATGGACCAGGTGGACAGCGACGGCAAGCCGATCGGCATCATGCCGGCGATCCTCTTGGTGCCTACGGCGCTTTCGGCCATCGGCTCGCAGCTCTACAAGTCGATGGAGCTGCGGGACACGACGAGCAACAAGAGCTACCCGGTGGCTAACCCGCACCAGGGCAAGTTCCGCGTGGAGGTCTCTCGATACCTGTCGAACAGCCAGTACTCGGGCAGTTCCAGCAAGGCCTGGTATCTGTTGGCCACACCGGACGACCTGCCGGTGATCGAGGTCGCGTTCCTCAACGGCCAGGAGTCGCCCACGATCGAGACGGCCGACGCGGACTTCAATGTGCTGGGGATTCAGGCCAGGGGCTACCATGATTTCGGCGTGGCCAGGCAGGACCCCAGGGGAGGGGTGAAGATGAAGGGGGAGTAGGGCAAATGGAACCCGACCTCGTCACAAAGACAGACGCTGTCTCTTGGGCTCCGCCGCAACCGTTTCCGATCGCTGCGCCCCAGGAAACCTGGCGGTGTATCCCGGGGTGCGACGGTTTTTACAGCGTGAGCAACCTTGGCCGCGTGCGGAGTGAACCGATCCAGACCAGTTCGGTTGGGAGGCGTCGAGGAAGGATTCTGAAGTGCTCCCCAGACACGAAGGGGTACTTGCTGTTCGGCGTGTGCCTGCCTGGCCGAACGCGCCGGACGATGAAAGTCCACCACGCCGTTGCATTGGCATTCCTTGGTCCGCGACCTGATGGTTACCAGGTCAATCATAAGTCCGGTGACAAGCTGGATAACTCGGTGGCCAACCTCGAGTACGTCACGTGCCGTGAAAACATCCGGCACTGTTGGCAGAGGGGGTTGCACGGCACGGCCCACTGCCGAGGCGAGGCAAATCAACGGGCGAAGCTGACAGCCGACGATGTCCGAGTAATTCGCCGGTTGTATCCAGAGGTTTCGCTCGGCCGCTTGGCCGCTCTGTATGGTGTAACGAAAACAAATGTTTGGTCAATCGTGCGAAACAAGACGTGGCAACACGTCTAACCCAGGAATAGGAGATCACTTCAATGCCTACGGCTGTTTTCATCCAGGATGGCCACACGATCGACTACACGCCGTCGGCCGATTGTGCGGCGGGCGATGTCGTGGTCCAGGGCGATCTGGTGGGTATCGCCCGAACGCCGATCCCCGCCGGCACGCCGGGCTCGCTGGCCGTGGCCGGGGTGTTCGACGTGGCTAAGGCGAGCGCGACGGAGTTCGCGGCCGGGGCCAAGGTCTATTGGGACGCCGCCAACAAGCTGGCCGTGACCACCGACGCGGCCGGGGCCAACAAGCTTGTGGGCAAGGCCGTCCGCGCGGCCGGCGCCGGGCTGACCACGGTCCGCGTGCGGCTGAGCCAGTGACGCTCCCTATGGGCGACCTGCTCGATGATGGCCTCGGCTGGCTGGCCGAGAAGCTCAAGGCCCACGCCTCGCGGCCGATTGTCTACCGACGCGGGGCTGACGAGGTGACCGTTCAAGCGATCGTCGGGCGGACGCTTCTGAAGCTGGACGACGGCTACGGCGGCGTGCGCATGGAGTGGACCGACCGGGATTTTTTGATTGCGGCCGACGACCTCATTCTCGCCGGCCGGAGGACGTTGCCCAAGCGGGGCGACCAGATTCGGGAGAATCAGGACGGCAAGACGCTGGTCTACGAGGTGCTGGCCCCAGCGGGCCAGCCCGAGTGGCGATGGAGCGATCCGCATCGCAAGCTGCTGCGGATTCACACCAAACAGATCGGCGAGGAGTGACAAACGATGATGCGACTGTGTGCCGTGATTCTTGCGGCCTTGCTCGTGGGGCTGGCTGCGGTCGGCCTGGGGGCCGTGGTCGGCGGCAACCGGGCACCCGATGGGACCGAGGTCCAGTGCGACCTGCCGGTGGAACTTCATCGCCGCAACACGACCTCGCGGGGCCAGGGCTGCTGCGTGTGGACTTCGATCCACCATGCGGCGCTGTGGCAGAACGTCCCGGCCTATCAAGAGGCCCCGAAGTGGATTCAGGAGCACGGCGTACCGGGCGGGGCGTATCCGGGGGCCGTGGAAAAATACCTGCCCGAGATGGCCCGCCAGCGTGGTGCAAGCCAGGCGCCTGCGTTCCTCAACTACGAGGGCAGCGACCTGGAACTGTTGAAGCTGGCCTGCCGCACGGGCCGGATGCCTGCGGTCACGTATAGCTATAGCCCCAGCGGCCGCTATGGCGGAGGGCGGATCGCCCACATGGTCAACCTGGTCCACGCCGACGATCGCTACTTCGCCGTCTTGGACAACAACTACATCGGGGAGAACCAGATCGAGTGGATGACGCCTGAGGAGTTCCGGCGTTCGTGGACGGGCCTGGGGGGCGGGTGGGCGGTGATCCTCCTGGCTCCGCCCCCGCCCCCACCGCCAACCAGCGCAAACTGAGGGCTCTCACGCGGAAGGACCTGTCATGTACGCACTCTTGTTTCCGCTTCTGTTGGGCCAGTGCGGTCCCGGCGGTTGCGCGATCCCGTCGGGTTGGCCGCAGTGGCAACCGATGGTTGTCGACCGCACGGTGTGGCAGCCGGCCGTCTTCGATGTCGAAGTCGTTCCGCCTGATGCTCAGGTTTGGTTCGATAGCCACGCAGTGCGGCTTCTGGGCGGAAAGGGCCGCGTCCAGACGCCGCCCCTGGAGCCGGGCCGGCGCTACCGCTATCGCGTGACGGCCCGCTGGGGGGATGTCCAGCGTGAGTGGACTCTGAGCTTCTCCCCTGGGCAGACGGTCCGCGTGGTGCTGCGGCGCGATGAACCCGCGCCCTCGACGTCGGGGAGCACCGCGTCGCCCAGCGGCTCCTCGGCCGCCCGACAATCGCCACCGGCTTCGACCAAGCCGGCTCAGCCACAACCGCCTTCGCCGCCACCCTCGTCCCCCGAGGAAGGCGTGAGGCTGAAGACTGAAGACCGCAGGAAGGCGGACAACAGTCCCTCCAGCCTCCCGCCTTCAGCCTCCGGTCTTCCGCAAGGCCAGTTGCCGGTGGTGGAACAAGACGGAGTCCAGAACTTCGGCATCGACCGAGCCGGCCTGAACGGTTCGGCCGAGCGGATCACGCTGGGCGGCCGGGAGATCACCCGCTCCGAAGCCACGCAAATCCTCCAGGCCGGCAGCTTGGCCGATGACAGCGGCAAGTTGCGCCTGACGGTGATCGGTAACGACGTGGATCGCAAGCGGGTGCTGGATGATTTGAAAGGTCCGCTTGCCGATGTTGCGGCTCAATGTCTGGTCCAGGACTATCCGCCGGAACACTGGGCCGTAGCCGGGGCAGGCTTCCACACGGCCGGCAAGCCGACGATCTACGTTCAGGCCCCCGACGGCACGGTGCTTCACCGGCAGGACGACTATGCCGACGGGGCGGAGGGTTTTCGGCAGGCCTTCGAGCGCCTGCGCAAACCCGATCCCGACTACCGGCCCGACAAAGACCGCGACCTGAGGCGGCCGACGGACGGTTTTCTGTCCCGACTGATCGATGTCCTGGCGCGCCCCTTCCGCGTGGTTCTCTCGTGGCTTCTGGCCGCGGGCGTGGTGTTCGTCCTGATCGTCCTGGTGATGAAAGGCTGGCTCGTCTACCTCTTGGGCCTGTTGGCAAGCCTGGTGCCCGGGCCGCCGAAGACGGCCGGCTCCAACAAACGGCAGCCCGCCAAGCGCCGGCGGGCTCGACCATCGACTGCCGGCGCGCGTGCGAGGAGATGATCC